TGACAATGCGCTATCGAGGATTTATTCCAAGCAGGGCAAGCACTTACGTCGCTAATGCGCGGACACAACTGGAAGACAACGGGCAGGTTATTGCCATAGGGTCGGTGAAACGCGCATGAATAAAGGGAAATGGCTCCGCGAGCAGGAGCCAACTTACACGTCTCGACATAACTTTGCACGTCTGACGTGCATCTCAGAGGGGTCTGTTCGACATCCTCCTCAAAACCCAACACACGTCTGTCTCTACAAAAGTGGCAAGAAAATGCCATGTTTTTGTAGACACGGTGTGTCACAGATATGTTACAGTTATCTCTCTTTAATTAACCAAATGATTAGGAGCATCACATGAAGCAACTTCCGATGGTCATTTCGGACCATGAAAACAAAGAGCCTAAAGGAAAGAAGAAACCAGTTAGAACGATCACACTGGTGAATCACAGGAAGGCAACCCACGACTACATCCTTGGAGTCGCGTCCATTTACGGGAAACGAACTGCTGAAGTTCTGGACGATCTTGTAGACAACGCAATGAAGAATGGATTGGAGAGTGTTCATGGGTGCACCGAAGCTAAAGCGGGTTAGTAGTGAGTCGAGGCTCGATCCGTTCATCATTGAGGTGTTGGAGAAGATCAAAGAGTCAGACCTAAGCATGGCTCAGATTGAAGAGAAGAGCGGTGTGTCCTCGCAAACAATCCATGGATGGGCGAATGGGCAGGACGGGAGGCTCAGTTACTTGAAGGCTGTAGTGGAGGCGCTAGGCCACGAGATACGAGTTGAGGTAAGGGATCAATTATGAGCGAGAATGAACTGCGTAGCAGAGTTGAAGAGCTAGAGAAGAAAGTCGACGACCTTGACAAGTACATCGACGAGATAGAAGAAGCACTGCTCGCTGTGGTGACTAAACTAACGAAAGAGATTCTGGCGAACAGCCGGTAACGATCGACTCATTAGTCGACTCCTGTTAGGGCGCTTTATGCGCCCTCTTTTTCGCCCTCAATAATGTCAGCCAACTGATCGAAGGCAACTGACTGCAAGTCTTCTGCGAGCATGATTGCGCTTGAGCGTGACAAGAAGATGTTGATGTCATTGCTGAATGAGATAACCATCCCATCCTCGAAAGCAGGTGTGATTACTGGAGCAGAAGCAACTGGCTCGTCTTCAGTTAGGATCGCGCACAACGCTTCCCCCATCTCCACTTCCTTGATAACGACCTCGCCGTTCTCCATGTACTCGACTGCACCAATCAATGAACTCCTCCTCGGGCCAACACCACTTCATAAAGTTGATGGCGTTACAAACCAATTGTATGTTTTCTATTTCGTATGGACCGTCTGGGACTATCCTATCAACCGAGATGTTAGTCGGCTCCGATATGTGGCCCCACTTGCGTTCCTTACCTGTTCGCAGATGCGTCATCTTTACACCGCTTAGTGCGCAGACTCCGTCTTGCTTGTGGTAAAGCGCGATCACTTCGTCTGTGTCAAGTTCACAAACTTCGCCGCGCTTACGTCTTGCTGATCTGAGTTGCGAAACGACCGTCCTAATGAACGCCTCTGGCGATGCGGATCGTTGTCTTAGTCTCCTTGCATTCTCACATTTCTTACAATCTAAACGCGGAGAATCACTCTTCCGTTTGTTGTAATGTAAATTAAATTGATTAAGTGGCTTAGTTTCCCCGCACGTCCGACAACGACGTGCTTCTTCCATGGATCACCATTTTTTGCAGGACCAATACTTTGCGGTCAGCTTGTTTTTTGCGCCCGCCTTATCGCACCCGTGGCGAGCACGGAATGATTTACGTCTTGCGGGATCTGACTTCTTGATAGTCATGTTTGCGTCGCCGAATCGGATCACCTTTTCCTTTCCGTTGGCGCATGCTTTGACGACGAACTTCTTGCCACCCTGCACTTGTCGCTTAGGGCTGTTGCATTTCATCTTTGATTTGTCGATCTGCTTCTTAGCCATCGGCTCCTCCGTTCAGTGGTGATAGTCCCACGCCTTCGTCTTCTTGGTCGTCCTCGAGCTCAAGCTCAATCTCGTCGAGGGTCGCAATTGTGACGCTGTCTTTGACTCGGATGTAGCTCTCATAAAGAGCCACCCAATCCTTCATGCGCATCATCACCAGTGAATCTTCGGTCGATACTCGGTTACGTCTTGTGATAACCACGGGCATTTCGTTTGACTTGGCGGCTTTGATGCCTCGCTCGGCTTGCTCCATTGCGGCGTAAGGCTGACAGCGCTCGGTGCGCTTCGCTTCAACCCATACGTCTGGAGTGCCGATGATGTCAGCTCGTCCGCCTCCACCAATGTGTGAGCCGCCACCACTGAGCGGCATACGGAAGATCTTTTGCTCCCCTCCGAACAACGCTTCGTCTAGCCATCGAGCAATCTCTCGCTCGTACCCATCACCTTTTCTTTTTGCAGATGTACTCATCACTCTCCCCAACTGAGCCAAGCATCAGAAGCGCCTTGATAGACTTCGTTTGCTCGCTTGCATTCGCTACAGATAAATTGACCCTTCGGTCTGGGAGAGTCGTCCCTGCACTTGAGGCATGGGCGCTTCCATGTTTGTGAGAAATTCTTGTGCTCCGGTTTGCAGGCGTACTTTGCTCCCTCAAACTCGGCCAACCCTTCGCGAACAAGTATTCGCTTTAATGTGTCTGTGCACACGCCCATTTCTTTGGCCATGTCACGATAAGAATAGTTAAGTTCTAGCATCAACTTGACCGCATTTAGCTCGCTTTCGTCGAGCCTCCTGCGATGAACCATGCGTACCCTTCCCCCCTCAGTAAAACGACTTTTTGATGCCCCCGACAGAGGGGCATCAACTCGTTGTAAGTTATTGATTCTATTGCACTCACTGAAATCAAGAATCAATTGCAAGACACTCTCGCTTGACATGAAGATTTTTCACCCCTCTAATAACTAATAGGTCTATTAGTTAGTACTAACCAAGAGTCGACGTCGGCTCCTTGAGCCGCGTCGAACAGTCGCTGGATTTGAAATAACTCATAACTATTAGGTCTAATAACTATTAGGGCGAAAGCCATTTTGAAACCTCGTGCAGTGGCACACTCAACGTCCTCGCAATCTTCTCCAGAGTCATGCTCTTCTCTATGTGCAAGTACCTCGCCTTCTGTAACGGCGACACCGTACTAACAATGTAAGAACTCCCATCAATCAAGCGCTCTGCCCAACCGATGTAATGGGTCTGATGCATCTCTGTTTGGTTACGAACCTTCCCGAAAGAAATCTGACTGACCATCTTGATACGGCTGTCTACGTCGAGCTGTCTCTCAAGGTATGCCCAAGGCGTAGATTCACGTCCTTGCATGTCGTAGACGGACAGGTCGCCATCAAACAATCCCGCCTTCTCCTTGGCCGACTGCTTTGTCCGCATCACTTGCGTAACCATCACCTGTGTATCGATGTCAGTAAGCTGTGCAGTTGAACCTGCCTCACGACCGAGGCCGTTCTCACCCGGCTTGTTGCGGTGGTGAACCATCACGACGGAAGCCTTGTACCGAGTACGGATTGATCTAGCGACGTGGTTTACTTTGAACCACTCAGACGCAGACGCTTCCTCGAGCCCTCCAAATGCGTTACGAATCGTATCGATCACCACGACGTTTGGTTTGAGTTCCTCGAGCCAGTCACCGAGAAGACGAAAGCCTTGCTCTGTTCCGAGGTTCATCTCCCCGCCGTTCTCTGGGCTGATCAATGCCGGAGACCACATAGCCAAGTTGCTACCCGTGTCGCCGAGCATCCTATTGAATGAGCGCATGCGATACAGAACAGTTCTGGCTGGGTTGTCGTAGTCTAAGTAGAGAACCTTCGGTGGTTTAGGTGTGTCGTATGGTCCGAACTCAGGTCTAGCCGCAGACATAGACGTAAGCAAAGCCATCAAGAAGTACGACTTACCATGCCCGTTGTAGCCTACGACTTGAGTGATCGTCTCCGCAGGAATGATTGGGTCTGCCCAGTAGTCGATTGACCCGAGTGAGTCGATGAGTCGGTCTACGTCCCCGCTATAGATAGGTTGTAGTCTTTTGAGCGACTCATCACTCTTCTTGTCTTGAGGTTCTTTACGATTTCCGTCTGAATCGTAGTCTTCTGGCCAGTTTCTCTGATCCATGTAAATAGCAGACTCTACTTTGCTTTTCAGCCAAGCCTCGGTTTCTTCAATTGAATAATCTGAGGAGTCGAAAAACTCGTCGTGAAATTCGCAAACCGACTTGAGTAAATTTTCCCCAGTCAATCCTTGCCTGACCTTTTGACCGCAGTACCGAATCATGACTGCATCAGTCCCGTCTCCAGTCATCAGCTTCCTGCCGAGGTGGGCGACTCGCATCTTGATCTGCTCCCAGACGGGCAGTGAGTCTTCTGGGTTGAACGCCTTGACGTTTTCCAAGTTCAAACTTCCAAAGCTGAACTCTTCCTCACTAGGCAAGATTGCTTGATCAGCTATGCCATGCCAGACGTAATCATCGATGTCGCCGAGGTCGAAGGTGTCTGGGATGTTCCATGTATAGACATGCTGTATAGACTTGTCCTTGACCTTGATTGAGCATGGAAAGACTGCGTATCCGCCATCACCCCTAAAGTCCAACCCATCAACAGCAGGCCAATCGCGACCAACTCCGCCTACCTTGTTCCTAAATTGCTGTCCCTTGCCGGGATGCTTGAAGTAGAAATGCTTTCCTCTCGTCGTCTCAACAACAAACGGAGAGGTAAGGTTGTGTCTCTCTGCGTACTTGACCGCCTCTTGACTGTCGCAATCAACTACGACAATGCCCGACACAGCTCCAGTAAGTACTGCCAGATTAAAAAGATGGTTACCCCCGACACCATCCCGAAACCAACGCTCGACAAGTTCATGCGTTACCTCCTTGGTCTGGTACTCCTTCCATTCAATGAGCGGCTTCTTGCTATCGATTGATAGCGGGATGACGTTCCACCCCATCTCGATAGCTTGAGTCGCGGAATCATGGAGCGCCTGTCTCCACTTCTCTAACTCTTCAGTCATCGTCTTCCTCGAAATACTTCATAAAATTTAACTTTGGATAATGTTTAAGTAGCTCGCATAACGTGGGAGTACCGACGTACCCCGTGTTCTTTACGCGATAGAAGGCTGTTCTTGATTTTCCGAGCTTCTCAGAGACCGCCTTCGGGCCACCGCAGTCCTCGATTAGTTGACTTCCGTTGAACTTCATTTCTTCCCCTCTCTGTTCGATGCCGAGAATACGCTGTTACATATTTGATACAAGACCTGCGATGTGTCATAGATATAAGAATGTCTTTTAGTAGATTCTTTAGAGTTGTGTTAGATGTGTGACTGGCTTAATGTAGGAATTGCTGAACTATTAGCAATTAACTTAACTTTTATGAGGTAAACATCATGAGCGATTGGGATGCTTACAATTCCACGTCTGTCAGCAAGCCGGAATTCTCCAGCGCTGTTGCTGAGTACAAGATGCTAGTCAACCAGAAGGAAGCGATTGACCAGCGAATCGAGGCACTGTCTTACCAGATCTTAGATGAAGTATCCGAGGAACCCGGAGAACACGTCTTGAGAGTTGGCGAAGAACATGTCGTACACATCCGAATACCCGAGCGTTACCAGTGGGATCAAGACGAACTCAAGAAGATCCTTGATGCAGGTAACTCTCTGCCAGATTTCGTTCGCAGGACATTGTCGGTTGATAAGCGTCGTTTCGATGCGCTCGACGATGCAGAACGGAAGACGCTCTTGCCTGCGCTCACGCGCAAACCGGGCAAGCCATCCATTAGAGTCCACGAGGTTGATCAATGAGCTTCAGTCCTTTGAATACACAAGATCACACCACGTCGTACCGGAAGTGTTTGCTTTACGGCATTCATGGATGGGGAAAGACGACGCAGTGTAAGCATTACCAAGAGCACTATGGTCCCGGCTTCATCATTAGTGGTGAGTCTGGGCTGTCGTCTGTACGCAATGCGGGCATCGATTACCTGCCCTTCACTTCTTGGGACGGGGAAACTGACCCAGACAAGGGTAAGTATTCTTTCCGCTCCATCTTTGAATGGATCCGCACAGAAGATTTTCAAAACAGAGGGTACAAGTGGATCTGTATTGATTCGCTAACAGAGCTCTCAGATCACTCTGTCAGACATGCCGAGAACATGGCTAAGGCTCAAGCAGAGAAAACCAAAAAAGCCGTCAACGGCTTTGAGGTATGGCAGACACACGGGGCACAGTTGATCGGTGCGTGCAAGGCCATTAGAGATCTTCCGATGCATGTGCTTGTGACGGCGCTTGCAAAGAAGAGTCAGGACTCTAACGGGAACACAGAGTACTGGCCAATGATTGCTGGGAACTCAACGAAAGAACAGTTACCCGGAATCTTCGACTGCGTCTTCTGCGGCGTAATGGATACGTCTGGCGATAGGTCTTCAAGCCTGAAGACTGTGCGCTACGTCATCACGAGTGATGCGCAGGGATGGAAAGGAAAGGTGCGTGACGAGGAGCGTCGTCTCGATGCTGTCGAACGCACAGGAAACATCGTAGATCTCATGCGTCGCATGGATGCTACGCCAGAGCAATATGCAAAGTGGCTTGAAAAGAAGGAGTCCGCAAGTGAGTGATTTTTCATTTAACAATCTAAACCTAGAGAGCGTTGAGTTCTCATCTGTCTCATCAGTTCTTGAGCCGGGTCGTCACGTCTGCCGTGTAGATAGCGCCGAGCTGAAGGACACCCGCACAGGCGGCAAGCAAGTTGTTCTACAGCTTGGTTCAACCGAAGGGAAGGGGAACATCCGAGCATGGATTAACGTCTTTACTCCTAGCTCAAAGCAGGCGACAGACATTGGTCGCGAGCAGTTGAAAGCATTGCTGACTCACGGCGGACACCCGAACCCTAACCATCCGGGTGACATCAACACGCTACAAGGATTGGTTGTGGGCGTAGGCGTTTCTTCAGACACCTACATGAAAGACGGACAAGAGCGTACTGGATCCACGGTCAGCTACTTCTTTGATCCAGCTCAGGCGTCAAAGCCCGTTGAATCATCGAAGCCTGCTGAAGCTCCTGCTCCAACGCCTAAAGACGACGAGATCCCGTTCTGATGGATTTGCCAGATATCACGCAACAAATTAACGACGCCTTTGATGCAGAAGATCGTCAAAAGCCACGGGCATACATTGGCGCTTCTGGCGTCGGGAATCTTTGCGATGCTTATCTGGCCTTCTGTCACCGAGGCTACCCAGACGTTCCGACCGATGCGCAACTCAAGCGCATCTTCCGGGATGGTCATCGGATAGAAGACATCGTCGTAAAGGACTTACGAAAGACCGGTCTTCATGTCATGGAAGTCAACCCGATGACTAGCAAGCAGTGGCGATGGGAAGCCTACGGTGGTCATGCTATGGGTAACGCCGACGGTCTGGTAGAGATCGACGGCGAGACTCTCGGCTTAGAGATTAAGTCGATGAACGATAGCAAGCACAAGGAGTGTGCCAAGAAGGGTGTCAAGTACAGTCACCCAAATTACTACGACCAGATGCAGTTCATGATGGGATTGTCTGGTATCAAGAAGTTCTTGTTCGTCTCCTACAACAAGAACAATTCTTCTTACCTCCATGAGTACATTGACTTTGATGAGTTCCGATTCTCATACCTAAAGACTAGGGTCGAGACGGTTCTTCGTCAGGAGTCACGTCGCTGTGCTACAGACGAGTCAGACTGGAGATGTAAATCTTGTTTCAAAAGGGACGCCTGCTGGAGAGGCGAGCTTCCCGAGCAAAGAATAATGAGGACTTGCGGCAACGCCAAGCCGAACAAAGAAGGCGAGTGGAGTTGCGACAAGTGTTCGGATGGCGTTTGCCATGATTGGGTTCCATACGAGCCGCTTCCTAGAGAGGGGACTTGAGGTGATTAAGAATGTTAAGACTAGCAACCTAGACGAACGAGCATTGGTGATACATCACCAGATAGATTCTGTTCGCGCAAGGATTGCAGACTTGGAGTGGACATACGACCGATGCCAGAATGACGAGGCCGAGCAAATCGCGTTGTACGACGACAGACGAAAGGCTGTCGATAAACTGAGATACTTACAGGAAGAACTTTCGTCTGTTGAGCTACAGCGGCACAGGATAGGGTCTGGAAAATGAGGGACGATATCCCACCTGTTGTAGCGTTATGTGGAGTCAAGGGTTCTGGTAAGTCGTACTGCGCTAAATATCTATCAGAGAAGTACGGATACCAAGTGATCAAGTTCGCAAGCCCTATTAAAGATATGCTACGCGCACTAGGGCTTACGAACGATCAACTAGAAGGGAACATGAAGGAGGCAAGTACTAGCTTGCTTTGTGGTCACTCAGCACGTTGGGCGATGCAAAGCCTTGGTACAGAATGGGGTAGGAAATGCATAGACGAGAACTTTTGGGTAAATCTCTGGGTAAGGAAAGCGGAGAGGTCGTTGGGTCTCGGGCTTCCGGTAGTAGTAGACGATCTTCGCTTCAGCAACGAGGCGCAAGCAGTCAGGGATCTGGACGGTCTGATACTTCAAGTATTGAAAGAAGGAGAAAACTTCGACGGCCACCAAAGCGAGGTTATCGATTTTGAATCTGACTTGCAGTTCGCTAGCGATACCATGGTAAAGCCTGTGCTAGATAACTGCCTACGTCTTTGGAAGACGGCCAAGGAGTATTAGTTTTTCTTCCAGCTAATCCTTTTTGAGCTGTTCTTCTTCTTAGCCGCACTATTGCATTGTGCTTTAGTTGGTCGACACGCAGGGTAACCTTTGCGCTTCTCGCCTTTCTGCCGACCACATGGCTTCCCGGTCTTGCAGTCAACCCAGCCTTTCCCGCCGTTTCTACTGAACCACTTCTTTAGGCTATCGTCTGCCACTTACTCATCCTCTTGTGCTTTGGCGTCATCAATGATCTGCACCTTCACAAGCTCAAGAACGCCTAGCGTTTCAGGAACCGTAAGCATTCTTTCCTCGCCCATTGCATCGATGCAATCGAGGATGTCCATTGCAAGCTCCTTGAGGTGATTCTGCTTGAAATGGCCTTGAACAACCGAGTCCATCAGTTCATCTCCACCACGTCAGACGGGATGCAGATTGCTTCGTAGTTGATCTTTGGTTGAGGCGCTGTAGCCAAGAAGTAGTCTCTTGCTTCAAAGCAATCGTTCATTTCTGCGTACACGCCTTGCGGGGCCACCATGTATCGATTTGCCTCAAGGAATAGTACGAAAAGTACCCAAGTCATAAGCCCTCCTACGAGTGCTGTTTGATCCACCACAGGAGCCAGCCGATAATACCTACGCCTGACAGGACTGTGAGGGATAACACTGCGATCAAGATCGCATCCTTCACTTTCTTTTGGTGCTGTAGTTTCAAAACTACAGCACGCTTCTCGGCTTCTTTGCGCTTCTTTTTTTGGGTCGCTTGAAACTGCAACCAGTCTTCCCACATCCCAGCCCTTCCCGAATAGATCATTGCTTCCCGAAGTTCTTCTTCTCGTTTCTTGATCTGCTCTAGTGCTAGAAACTCCTGTAGATCACTACGTCTTTCAGGAGGTGTGTTGTTTACTTTTTGCTGGAGCTTCGTCTTGCTGTCGAAAAAGTCACCAAGAGATTCAGCGCAATCAAGCAGTTCTTTACCGTTTGAAAGCGCCGTCTTGATTACGGCGTAGGCGGCGTTCGCCGCCGCAAGCTCCGCAAGCACCTATCACGCCCGACCGCGAGCCACTTTGCGCTGACCAGAAGCCATTACTTTCTTCTTCTGAGTCTTTGCTTGAGCGCCTGTCTTTGGCTTAGATCCTGCGCCAGTCTTAGTGACTCCACGAGATGAAGTGGTAGTCATTGTTCCGCGATTACTTTTCTTTCCGTATGCCATGGTTAGTCTCCTTTAGACTTGTTTCCCCAGTTTTTTGCGCCGACCTTTCGGCACTGTACTAATGCCCCACTAGAGTAAGCTGAGGGCCAAACCTTGTAGCGAGACTTGACCTTGTTGTAACAAGCGTCTTTCTTACCCGCCGATTTCTTTGACGCCACGCGCCTTCTCCTTGCCCTTCAGTACGCATGGGCATGGGCGAACTAGCATCCGATCCCTTCTACCTCCACGCGCATAACTTGTTGGGCGCTCACCTTGAGAGACGTTTCCGGTTGACTTCATGCCTTTCACTTCTTGGCACTCCCTGTGTATCTGTCACCAAACCACCACGAGATAGCCATGCCGGTAAGGAATACGACTTGATTAGCGATTGCGTCTCGACCATCTCCCGGCAGGTTGAAGAAGATGATTGCTGTCAGCGCAATAAGGAGCACAGTAAGGAATGGGCGCACCAGTCTGAGTACGGTAATGACCCAACGGTACGGCTTACCGTATGAATCGTCGTGCTTATACGAAGCCTGACGAGTCGCTTGATACGTCGCCGTCTCCTGTATCGCTTTTTCGTTCTCACGTTCCAACTGATCCGAAGCCATCTGCATTTCTTGCAGGCGAGCCTCATGAGCAAATTCCGCAAGACGCATTTCCAAGTCTTGTTTCTTCTCGAAATACGTCGACACCTTGCCGATCACAGTTCCGAGTATCCCTGTTCCACCGCCAAGTAATGCGGTTAGTATCGCTTCCATTACCATCTAGCCTTTCTTGGTCTGTTGTCGACGTGGACGAACGTCTTGTAGCTCGTCCCTATCCCCATGAAACCAACCTCTTCGGCCGCCTCTACAATTGTCTGCTTTGATACGAACAACGGTATATCGATGGCAGTGCTTGGGTCGTCCTTAGTACAGCGATGCTGAGACCTTGGAGCGCCGCCGACGCGAGCATTGTGAAGCGGACAGCGACAAGCTGAGTTAGGCGAGAACGGCTTGCCTATCAGCTTGCGCATTTCCTGAAGTTTCCACAGAGCGTCTTCTTCCAAATGGAAGAGTGGTTCTTCGTCTTGGGAGAAAGAGCAAGAGCCGTCACAGCCCTTGCATCTCAGCTCGGCAAACGTGAAGTTCGGGGTTGCCCACTTGCTCATAGGTCACCAAAGTTTGAGAAGCCACTTCCCTGAGAGCTAAACGAAGCCCCTGACCCACGGCTTGCAGACGTAGGCTCTCCGCCAATTCCAGCCGCCGCTTCACGGAACGCTCGTGAGCTACCAAGGACTGGGACTCGAGTTGCGATCTTTCTGAACGCTTCTCTTGCTGTCCCCGTAGGCTCGCCTTCTTCGCGGAATACAAAGTCACTGAGACCTTGACCTGTCTGCACTGCATCGACTCCCGCTCCGAAGCTAGGTCCAGCGAGTGAAGACATAATCCGCATTGTTCCGTACATTCCGTTGTCAGCCTGTTGAGCAGTGTTGTAGAGGAGTTCTGCGAACAGACCCAATCCACCCATTGCAAGCAAGCCTTCAAAGTAATGGCCAAGCGCTTCGTCGTAAGGTCCGTCCTTCTCGACCAAGCCCATCGACTCAGTGAACTTCATGAGTTCAGTGATTCGACGCTCACGGCTTCCTGATGTTGGATTACCTTCATCATCTTCGCCTCGAGACTGAATGATGTCTTTGATGTAGTTGGCGCTTGCGCCCATTCCCGCACCGGCAGTAGCCAAGTAAAGGGCAGGCATTGGCGATCCACCTTCGCGACGAACCCACTTGTTGAAGTTATCCATGACTCCGCCACGGCTGAATGCCATTCGAGACATCATCAACGGGAACGACTTGAGCTGGAAGATGACCTGACCAATCGGTCCTTGAGCCCAAAGCGGTACGTCGTTAGGGTTTGGTGTGAACACCGCCTCGTTAGTGAATCGAAGCATGCCGTACCGAAGCGCGTTGCCAGCGATCTCATCTGAATCCTTCAGTGAGTCGATCGATTTAGCGCTTAAAGCCAAGAAGTCGTAGTCTGCGTTTTCTCCCGTCAAGCCGTAGCGAGACAGGAAGTTGACCGCATATTTGTAGGCGTTGGAGTCTACGTTGCCTTCCGCTCTCAGACGCATCGCCCGGTTCACTTCCATCTTGAACGCTTCGTAACCAACCATCGATGAGATTTCTCGCATCGTGTTTGTCCAAGTTGTCAGGCCCGTGAAGTTAAAGAACGAGTTCGAGAAACGCTGGTTTCCTTCACCGCCCATCTGGACCATGCGATCGTGGACTAGGTTTTCTATGCCTGTACCGATGCTCTTCGCAAAACGTCTGTACTCTGGATCACCCATGTAGCTTGTCAGCGACTTAATGAACGCTCGGAAGTTGCCGCTTCTGACGATCGGTAACACTAAGTCAGGCAAAGACGTAAGCGTTGTCGCGCCGAGTAGCGATACACTGTTAAATGTCCGCAATGAACGGCTTGCTGTGTGTTGCCATTCCTGACCTGTGGTTCCGTCTTTTGGTCGCTTGTTAAGAACACGCATCATTTCTGTCATGTTCTTGTTGGCTTGACGAGTTGGCGGTGCATCAGGGAAATCAGCCGCACCGTTAATGATGCCGTCGATACGAGCAAGCAGTTGCTTGTTATCGCGTTGCTGTGGAGGATACGCATTTAAGATGATGTTCTTGGCACGCATCTTCGTAAGAGATGAATCTCCGCCATCCTTGAGGACATCAAATGCTTCGTTGACGATCTGCTCAATAAGCAGTGGATCTTCACGAAGTGCTGGGATGTATGCGTCTGGCTTAATGAAAGTCTGCTCTTCTGAGCGAAGACCTGTGTCAACCATGCGAGTCTTGTCTGAAGCAAGGATCTTGGCGGCGGCTTCTGCTCCGCCATTCGCTGTGTCGGCGTATGCCGCAAACCCATGGCCATCTACTCCGAACTTGTCTGAAAGCGCACGCTTACGGACAGTCTTATCGAAGTACTTGGTAATGATTCCCTCGAGATCATTCTCCATGAATTGCTGTAGTTCAACAGCTTCAGGCATGTCTGGAGTCAGGCGAATCATCCGGCGGTAGAATGGATTCGTTACTGCGTTGTGCATCAATGACTCGTCAACCAAGCCATCGGAATCCAAGAACCTTCTGACGATGTCTTCCGACATCTTATCGATAGCCTTCCGGTCTTTAGCTACTCCATCAAAGCCCGGTGTTGACTGCTCGCGAACAAAGTACTGAGCAAGTATCTTGCGGAATCCTTCTGGGTTCTCACGGATAGCCTCTACATCCCACATTTGTGGTACATAGAAGTCGCTACCATTCTGGCGGACATCACCAACCTGAATACCAGCTTCACGCATGCGCGAAAGTTCTTTGTCGAAAGCATTCGCGATATCTAATGCGATACGGCGCTCTTGCGGTGACAGGTTCATAACAGCTTCCTTGCCTAGGCGCAGTGCCGATATGATCCGGTCATGGCTTTCTGGCTGGCGAGCACGTCTTGATGTCAGCGTGTAACCAATCCCGCCTTCCATCTGAGTGGCCTGTGGGATTAGACCAGAGTTTCTCTGCATCCAACGCTTCAAGGCTCCCGGAGAGTCAGGTAGCGCACGAAGCTGTGCAGAGATTGGATGGACGATCCGATTGAGATCTACGTCGTGGCGCTCAAAGATGCCGACCCCATCAAGAGGCTTGATGATGTTGGCCAGCCACTTAGCTCCCATGTTGCGTAAAGCAATGCTGTTCTCTGAGAAGGCATTGATAAACGTAGAAGATTTGGTAACTCGGTCAATATCGTTTACGCCTAGCGCTCGGCCTTCGACCATTCGACGTAGTGGGCGAACCATCTCGTCTGGAGCTCCTGCGGCGACGGCTTGGCTGACGACCATTGGGGCTGAGTCTCTGCTCAACGGCTCACCTGTGAACTCCATGTAATCGGCGATTGAAGTACCAACTGATGAGTGCTGAGATACAGGCTTAGACGCGGATCTTGCATCGCTCTTCTTCCAGCCGTCTGCCAAATGGTGAACGCTGTTGCCAGAGAAGACGATCGTTACGTCTTCGTGCACAGCCCCATCGAATCCAGCTTTTTTGAGCGCTGAGTTGAGCGCCTCAACAGCAGACTCTTTGTTCAGGTGGTCCCCGTTACGAACCACGGATGAGTTGGCTGATGTGAGGGCTTCAAACAACTGCGATCCGGTAAAGCCAACAGGTACTCCGTCTGAGGTTACTGCAAGCTCTGCCTTGAGGTCGGCAACTGTCTTCGGACTGAGCTTCATTTCATCAACAAGTTGTAAGAACAGGCCGTCAATCTGGTCAGGTCTTCCTGAATCAATAGAGAAGATCTCTTCTCCAAAGTTCATCAGGTTGTTTGTTCTCGCTACCACTGGAGTAACCACTGGAGGATCAACAGCGACGCCTAACTGAGACAGGGCTCTGTAAGAGCTTGCTTCCATTTGTGCAAACACTCTAATCGAGTCAGCCGAAAGACCGTTGATACGGGCGTTGCGGACTGCTTCACCAAAGCGCACTGCGTCAGACGCTATTTCGTTAATCTCAGTGTAGTTCGGAGAGTCTGACGACACGCCTTGCATGATCGAAGCCAGCTTTTCTTCTGGGGTCAGGGCTTCCTTAGACAGAGCCTTTGGTCTCTGTAGGTGAACTCCATATCCTTTGTCGGACTGTACTGCGAAGGTGGTGTCTCCACTCGCGCCTGCGGCCGAACCATCAGATCGAGCTACATAGACGTAATCGTCTAGGTTCTCGAGAGGGCCAGCTCCCGCAAAGTTACGAACAGCTTGCTCCCTAGCTGGCGTTAAGCTAGATAGCTCTTCTTCGATAAACTCAGGCGCAAGATCCTTAGAAACATGCGGCCAATTAGCTGTCCTTGCTGAAGCAGTAACCTTCTTCGAGTTTGTTCTGTGCGCAAATACATCGCCGTACTGGGATACTGACGCAGGGATTGCTTCGTCCGAAAGATTGGTTGCTCCTCGAATCACATAAGCAACACGCTGAGCGAACTCGTCATGAAGCTGTCTGATCTGCACAGGAGATCCGAACTGCATCAAGTTGCTTTCAGCAAGGTTTGTGATCGTTCCATTGCTGATCATTTCAACCGCGAAGTCAGCAACTTCTTCTTCCAACAAATCCTCTGTCTCAGCCATCCGCTCAAGGAACTTGCGGAACATACGCTTTGTTTCGTCTGGAGAGATCGCGTAGACAATTCGACCAACAGCGCCGAATGCTGAGCGGCGCATGCCTGTGTCAGATCCATCAAGACCTGCGGCAATCTTGCGCAGAACTCCACGGATTTCACCGATCTGGTCTGTGGTTGCTGGCATCGCCATCGCCTGCTCAACAGCTTCGTCTGCCAAGTCTTCTGGAGCCATCCCGGAGATGACCTGAAGATCTAGCTGGCTGATGAACTGCTGTTCCTCTGGGCGATCAGTAAGACGTAGTGCACGTTGCACTACTTGGCGCATGATGTATTCCTGACGCTTGTTACCGGAAGTAACACTGAACAACTGGGCTTTCAGCGCAGGAGAAACGCCTCCGTCTACGCCGTTAGGCGCTTCGATCGTCCCTTGATCTTCGACCTCTTTCTTTATCGCTTTAGATGTAACGCTATCCGTTATAGGTTTCGATGGGATAAGGCCAAGTGAATCCATCTTTCCACGGATTGCATTGATGATACGCTTCTGGTCAGCCCCGGTTGTGTTGGACAGCGCAAGAGACATGATCTGTTCGCCTGACTCTTGGTCAACAACTTGGTCAAGAAGGCGTTGCATTGTCTCTGACATCTCAGATTCAACTGGGACTTCGTTGACAGAAGTGTTAGCGCGATCTTTTGCTTCGTTTTGCAGGTCAACCATGCGCTTGACTTCATCAGGCGTAGACTTCGCTTCGTTAGAAATCTGCGCGTCAGTCATGTCCTTCGGTGAAACCACAATGTCCGGGTCGCCTGCGGCTGACTCATCAAAGAAGACACTGTTTGGATTGCGAGCCAAAGCGATCTCTGTGAGCTGATCAATTAAGTCAACTTCTGCCTTCATTGCCTCGTAACGCGCCTTGTTTTTCTTGTTGCGAGCCGCGTGCATCAAGCTGAGTGGCGAAGGCTTGGATACTCTTGCATCACCTTCTGAGTTGATTCGGAAGCGAGCGCCACCTGTAGCGAACGGCATCTTCTTGTTGAACTTGTCGACTGACTCGCGAGTCACCTGATCGACAGCAACGCGCAAATCAGAAACAAGCATCGCGAGGTGATCGTAACTAGCCTGATCAATGTCTGCTCGTCCAAAAGACGAAGCGTCTACGCGCATTGTTTCCATGCCAAGGAGTTCAGCTTCAGCGTTGATCTCGTCAACCTGTGAGCTCATGATGCCGCGTAGCTTATCAATGCCCTTGTCGTCTAGCTGGCGAAGGTTTTTATCGAACTCGAACAGACGGCTTTGTGCCATCTTGATCTTGTTCATCGCACGCATGCCGTCTTCTGTATTTTCTAAGTAATAACGACGGTTATGGCCGGTGTTGTCTTTGCCCTTGATTGCTCTGTGCGTCTTAGCCTGAGCCTTGCCGCCGTACATTCCGTAGACATCTCGGCGAATCTTGTCGATGGCTTCAATGAATGCGGTTCTGTCAATAGAGTTTCCAGTAGAGTAAGCAACTGCGGTATCAATTCGTGCGGCGAGATCGTCCAACCCGATAAGGTCTTCAGCAATCTTGCCTAGTAAACGGCCATCTGCGTCGTCGACCCTTCCTGCCTTCTTGATGGTTTCGACAATAGATGGGAGCTTGTCGAATCTCCCTACTATTCCCTCTCTTGCGCCAGTAATGGGATCAACTTCCCTTTCTGGTAGCGCACGCTCGAACAATTTAGCCAAGTCAGGATCGATTGTGATCTGCTTCTCGCCCGGTTTCATTATCCGGTCGAAGATAGCCTTCGCATACTTAGAGATCTTAGCCCAGTACGACTCATCGCCAACTGCGCCCTTTGCAGTCATCCACATTGAGAACTGATTAGCGAAGAACTCTTGAGGGTTGGCTAGTTCATTTGGAGCAATACCGGGTAGCTTGACCTGTAAGCGAGCCATGTCGACTCCCTCACTTGTCACATACTTACCAACTACGTCTCTCCAGAATTCCATCTTGTCTTTTGGAGATAATGCGTTCTCGTACAGCCAGTGGCCAAGTTCATGGGCCATCGTCTCAGCAGGCGGAGATGTCTTTGCGTTAGTAGGGTCGCTGTTCAGTAGAACCTTGTTTGAGTTCCTGCCGCCTACGCGAGCTGGCTTGCCCCTGTAACTTCCGTCTTGGATAAACGCTGGCTGATATTGGCCACGATCAACAGTCCCTTCTGGAACTGTTCCGAATAGAGGCATGCTTGCTTCACGGCCGAATGTTACGCGGTTAAGCATCTCTTCCATGATTCGACGATCTTCCGACCCGTATGACTCGATAGTCTTACGGAGTGTCTGCAAAGATCTGTGAGCCGTCGTGCGAGGTAGCTTGATCCCGTCTGGCGCGTATCGGGCCAGTATGTCGTGGCCCTCTGCAAGTGCGTTGACTACGCCTTGATAAGACTCAAGGGAGTCAATGTCATTCCAGTTGAGTTCGTAATGCATCTTGGTCAGCGCTTGCTGAACGTCGTATGCATTCTCCATCTTCATGCCCTGAGACATGAATCGCATCATTGCAAACTTTGCAAAACTGGAGTTCTTGTCCTGATCTGTAAGACCTTGCTTCTCCAGCTTTTGGAGAGTGACGAGTTGCGGCCCTTCAAGCGACTTACGAGCTTGAACGCGCTGAAGAGCATCATCAGAGACGCGATCAGTAACACGAGGACTAGACTCGCCACGGTGATAGATTGGCTGAGTCGGATCCATTGGTATAAATGCGTCTTGTAAATCGACAGACTTAGTTCCGGCAGGAACCTTACCTACGACGTAGTCACCTTTCTTAGCCGCGCCAAGAACTTGACCAAGAGTCTGGCCTTTCTCATTTGGGTACTTACGGGTTGGCTTAGTTGCAAATACGCGAACAGACCCACGGAACTTGTTTGAAGGATCCGTGATTTGCACTGCTGTCACAAAGCCTTGACCGGGAGCAAAGTCATCGCTGAATTTCTCCAAGTCTTCTACAGGTTTTGATGGGCCGCGATTTACTGGAGAGTCTGTAGCCACGGCTTCAGACGTATTCATCTCCTCAACAACTGGAGAAGACTCGTCCATGTTCTTGTATGTATTGGTGTTGTCTGGATCTAGCGTGAAGTACTCGTCTTCAGGGCTCCCTTTTGATGGAGCGAAGTCGCCTTTATCGCCAGCGGCCTTGAAGACTCCGCGATGCATGCCGTGGATTCCGTTCCACATAGCTGGGAGCTGTGCGAACTGATAGACATCCTCAAGAGGATCGCCTGCCGCGCCAGAAATGCGCTGATAGGTGAACGAACCATCTTCGTTAGTGCGCAGTCGTCCAAGGACTTCGTCGCCAAACATGATGTCTTGTGATCCGTTGCGGCCGGGGCGCATTTGAATTGCGTTTGGTACGTCTACTTCGTACCCATCCTTGACGGAGACAACAGGCTGATACTCAACCCCATCTGGCTTAGGCGCAACAGGAGCATCTTTCTTTAGCTTCTCCGTTGCTTGAGCCAGATCACGGACTTCTTGAGCAAACTCTTCTGATGAGATCTCGCCATTGTTTCTGCGTTCGATAATGTCGTTAAGCGCGTCTTGATCTATCTTAGTTTGTGTGTTCCGAACAACCTCATTGGCTTTCTGTACTGCCTGATCGCGCTCTGTTGGAGTCACTTCTTCGCCGATAACATTTTCAGTCTTAGTCTTCGGCTTTGGCGGAGCTTTCTTTGCGTGCTCGACCAGTGATTCATTGACCAGCATGTCATTCTTCAGCTTGGCTATTAAAGCCTGAGACTGACGTTTTAAGTCAGGGTCTTTGATCGTGCGCAACTCTTTGTATAGCTGATCGAAAACCTTGCGTGTACGGTCATACTGCGCTTGCTGTAACTCATCACGTCTTGCTGTAGTGATGTCGCCAGCGGCGTGCTTGGACTCTGCATTCTTGAGCTGAATAATGCTTGCACGAACTTCGTTGACGTATTCGAGCAATCGGTTGTTTCTGCGATTCTCGATATCTCGAGCCCTTGCTTCAAGATCAGTCGATGAAACTAGCTCTGTTCTTTGGGTTGTTAAGCGAGACTTGATCTCTTTTATAAAGTCTTCGTAGTCTGGGTAGTCTGCTCGCTTGACTGGGTCGCGGAGCAACTTGTTGGAGCGGTCAACCAAGTCTTTGAATTTAGCTTGCTCGTTATCTTCTCGAGCTTGGATCTTGTTTGCTTCCCTGACCGAAGCCTGAGCTTCGTCTAGCTGACCTTCTGATAAGTCCTGTGGACCAGTGATCGTCCATGTGCCGTCTGATTCTTGGTCGATAAACAAGTAGTCGACGTAAGACTTATCGTCCTCGATCTTTAAGTAGTTTCTGATACGGCTGTTTGCGTCTTTGATTGCTTGCCCTAGCTGGCGAGGGTCTTGACGTGGGTCGACCTTTTCACCTGCTTCAACTCGAGAGTCGTATAGCTCAATTAAGATCGCTTCTTTTTCAGAGTCCTTAACCATACGGTTAGTCCCTGCGGCGATGTAGGCGTCCTCCATCTCGCGAAGCGAGGTCTCGATTGAAGTCAACCAAGTTTTAGTACCATCACCGTTATCTACTTTTGCCGCACGGAATAGACGACTACGGTCGCGCCCAACAATTGATTGCAACTTACCGCTAACAGATCCACCTTGGATCTCTTTACCGAATACGGTGATTGTTCCGTCGCCCTTATGGATTGCGCGAAGCATATGCGGAGCGTTGTCGCCGTAGTCTTCTGATACAGAGAAGTCTCTGCCAGCAACATTGCCTTCGATCCGGCTTAGTACTTCTTCGGCTTCTTTCGAGACGATGCGGTCCACGACTGTATTCACGACGTGTGGAGGGAAGTTTTGGTCGTTTAGACGGAACTTCTCTGTGCGAGCCATATCGTAGATTCGGCCAGCCTGATCTTCAGGTAGTCGCTTGAGCAGGCTTTCTGCAAATCGAGTCAGCTTGTCGTTCTGAGCACCTTGGCGAGCAGGAGGTTGTGGAGAGGAAACTTGCGCCGCAACAGCGTCGTGCATTTCCTGACCGTGACGGAGCTTGATTTGTTCAAGAAGAATCGGAAGCTCAACTGTATCCAAGTCCTGAATCGTTTTTGCAAACACATCCATTGCTTGCGCATTGACGTTGAGCTCATGTTGTTCCAGCGCTTTCTCGCGGAAGTCAGCAGGTACGCGCTCTTCGATCAGAATACGGATGATGTCTGAATGCCCTTGAGATGGCATGCCGACTTCGTCGTACACCTCGATCAAGAACTCGTTTGCAATTCCAGCCTCGAGACGCTCCTTGAAGTACTCTTGACGCTTCGCCTTGTTCTTCGGATTACGCGCATCGCCAATCTGATTTAGCTCGCGCTGAACAATCTTGGGGTCGTACCCGTAGTCAGCCAAGTACTTAATTACGTCGTTCTGTGAGCGAACCTCAGTCGCGATCTGATCAATTACCTGACTAGGCGTCATGTCTGCCTCAGCCTCAAGGACTGGCTCAGATACATCTGGCTCTGGAGAAATCTCTGCCTCGACGTTCTGCTCGCGAAGGTTATCGATTGCTACGGCAGTTTGCCTGTCGTACTTGTTTCGCTCGCTCGCAGTAAGAACTTCTTGGTTAGCCGCCTCAGTACGGGCAACCTCAACCTCTTTCTCACCGAACTCAACAAGCTCTTCTAGATCTGCACGCTTCTTCTGTAATCCTTCGTCTGCTTGCAACTGCTCAGCAGTATTGCGTGCGTCAAAGTCAGCAAGTCTCTGGGTTCTTGCGGCAAGCTCCTCGTCTGCACGTTGTACGCGAAGCTTAGATCTGGACAACGCTTGCTCTTGCTTCTCTACATTTGCGCGAGCTTCTTTAATTTCTGGATATGCTTCTTCTGCTTGCGCCAACTCTTCGCGAGCTTGACGCTCTGCGCTAAGGTCTGTGGAGTCGCCAACAACTGTAGCTTGTTCACCAAGTGATTCGTCAGCGCCAGACAAATTGCGAGAGGTTGGCTTGACCGCTCCTGCGGCAAGCTCTGTGTTCGCCTCTTCGATTGTGTTTCCGGGGCTCATTCTTCCGCCTGGGCGGTTCGCTGTTCCGCCCGGAAGTTGTCCCATCGCCGCCCCTGAGTTTGGAGCTAAAGAAGCTACATTGTTTTTACCCTCCATTAGAGTTAGTGGCGCATCTACGTCTTCAGGCTTTGGAAGACCTAGTAGCTCGGAAACTGTGTCAGCTTCTCGGCTCAGCGTTTCAACTTCAGCACCCTTATTGCCGTTAGTCTTCGAGCTTACGACGTTACGGATCTTGGCAGACATGCTGTTAGTCGCAGTCTCAAGACGTGCGGCATTTGCGTTCAAAGTTGTAGCTTCCGGCAACTTGCCTTCTGCCGACATCTTTTCTGCATCAGCACGCAGGCGGTCGATCGTTGCGCGGGCAGAGCGGACCAACTGCACATGGCGTTGCATCTCAATGCCTTCACTGACAGGAGCTTTTGCGTCTACGCCTGTGATGTCTTCGGGTGCTACCTCTTGGTCTTCGAGCTCGGCCAACCGGCGAGCTTCGACTTCGCCGCCCATGCGATCGTATTCGCCAAGAACAACTGCCTCGCTGTCGAGATCAAGTTCTGGTACGTCTGAGTCAGCGATATCGATTGCCGCTCGTGAAGCCTCTTCTGATGCTTCTTTAGCGCCGCGAATAGCGCCTGATTTTGCGCCCATTCCTGCCGCACCGATGATGCCGGGAGCGGATAGAGTCCCTTGAAGCAAGCCACCTGTAGCGGCGGCGACGCCGGTTTGAAGTAGGCTTGTCTCGTCGCGCAAGCCAAGCTCTACGTCTCGATTTTGCGTCATGGTGTCGGCTACAGCTTCAACACCAGCACCAATGCCAGCCTCGTAAGCCAAGCCTTTCTTTACGCCTGCCTTGAAACCGCCGCTGGCGGCTTTCTGAGATCCCTGCTTTGCAAGTAATGCGGCGGAGCGTGATGCGACTGTTGCCGCCTTAGCACCGGGAATAAGGTTGGTTACGTCAAGCGCTCCGGCAACTAGGTTTTGCCCAAGGCCAGCAAGTCCGCGTCCGCCTTCTTCATAGAAGTTTGGAAGCGCGTCATACACAGCTTGTAGACGAGCAAGACGCACGTTTTGTGCATCACTGTCTGTTTGTGAATTGTAGAGATCTTTGGCGATCGAGACTGTATTGACATTACTCCATGTACGGTCTTCCATGAAGTGATCGACGAATTCATCAGTGGTGGAGAAGGTTATGCCGTCACGCTGACGATAGTATTCCATGCCGTCGTTGATGAACTGGGCGTTACTTAGTAAGTCTTGCGCTGACTTTTTACTTAGGTTCGAGGCATAGCCGAGGGAGTTACCTTCGCTTGCGCCTTTTAATTGGTTGAGGTTTTGCAGATTATCATCTAACCCGCCGATAAGATCGTCGATATCTCGCGCCATTATGCTCTCCAGTTACGCATTGGTGACTGGATTCAGCGTATAAAGACGCGAGTTTTATGTCGTCCTTAGCGAGCGCGGAAGACGTTGTCTTGGAGGTTCGTCAAGCTCACGCCAAATAACTGCTGACCCATAATGTATGGATCAATGTTTAGAAGCTCTCCGTATCTTCTTGCAATGAAGATCATCTGAAGCATTTCTGAATCTGCAAGAGTATCTGAGCTGAAGAAGTCAGGATCTTCAACGTAACGCGGAATTCCGTCGGAAGTAGCTTGGATCTCTCCGCGAAGGAGCCTGTTGGCCTCGTCTCGGATACGTCTGCCGTCGTTGTCCTTGAGTTGCGCTATGTGAAGATTGCCGTCATTTGTTGTAAAGGTAGATTGCAGAAGATCTCCTTCAAGCCCTGTCTCTGGATCGATGGTGTAGATACCAGCAGGGATTCCTAACTCTCGTGCTTGGTCTGGGAGTATTCTATAGAACTCTGTATCAACGGTTTCACCATCTTCATTAGGTGCTTGCGCTGTAACGGACTGGGCATAAGAAGGTCTGCCTTGTGGTTTGATACCACTGATCATGTCAAGCAGACGGCCTGCGGCGGCGTTAGCGAAGTTGCCAGCCTGATCCATACCGTCAGAGTTGAATCTAACGCCGAACCGATTGATCTTATCAAGAACAGATGGACCGAACTGGTTAGCTGATTCAAAGAATGGCTGTAGTAGCGCATCGACCTCTGATTGCGGTGTGTCGATTGGTAGGTTCTGAACCGCTGTGACAACAGCTTGGAACTTAGCTTTGACACTATCTTCGTACTCAGATATGTAGACTTTAACATCTTTGCCCGGTCTTGGACCGAGCTTCCTCTGATGACGAAGATCTCGCTCAACCTGATCTCTCGCGTTTGCGCGAGTAGACAAATTGAACTGACTTACGACAGTTGCGTATATCTCGTTTCTATTCTCTACGCTATCTGAGACGCCTCGAGAGGCCGCATCTATCGCAAGAACAACTTCTCTAGTTCGACCATCAAGATAGAACTGTGAATGTATCTGTTTTGCGACAGAGGTGGCTAACTCGTTATTCTTTAGGTCATCAAGTAAGTTGCCAAAAGCGTCTTCTTGCGCCTGTATCCTTTTCTCGACGATCGTGATTGCATCAGTCTGGACTTGTTTGTTTTCATCGTTCCAGATCTTACCAACCTCAACGCTTGCTTCAGCCTGAATACCCTTGATGAGTTGCTTGTACGCAGGCTCGTTGCCTGTGAACTTGCCGAGTCGATCTGGACGAAGCTCATTGATCCGGTCAAGGATCGCCTGCTCGCGGTTGGGTACATCTGGATCAGTGAGTGCGCGAACAAGAATAGCGTCGTCTGCGACTTCGTCTTTGAACTGAGTTTCTAGCTCTCTGTTGACAACCCGAGTATCTACCGTGACGTATTGGCGTCTCATGCGTGCAGTGAACGCATCGATGTTTGCCGCAACTTCATCATTGGTCATGCCTGAGTTACGCAGTGCGCTTTCTGCTAATGCACGAACCTCTGCTTCTTCAAGATCAGAGAAGCGAGTTCCGTCAGGTAGCCCTGTCTTGAACAGCTCTTCTGCTTGAATCATCTCATCTCGATCCGCTCCACGCTCTGCGGCGGCCAATCGAGATTCTGCTAACGGCATAGCCTTGACAAGAAGAGCATCTACTTCTGCTTCAGTAAGCTCTGTAAGACCCGCAAGGCGCGTCTTTATGAAGTTACGAAGACCGATCTTATCTTCTTCATAAAAGATAATCTCATCTAAAGGTATCTCGCCTATCAACCCGAGCGCTTTTGTTTCTTCTTTCGTCTTAAATGTAGCGGCCCTGTTATTGATGATTGACTCAAGTGCTACAGAAACCTCTTTTGGTTGCTCTCCGATGATCGCCTTGGCTTCCTTGATGTCACGAATTCCGCTAAGACGAGGAAGAAGTTTCTGTACTTTGGTGTCGACAGCATCACGCTTAATCGAGCCGAGGCTGTCGCCAACCAAACCAAAAGCTCTTTCTGCTTGCTCTTTGTCGCCGCCGTACATACCAAGAAGGCCAGCTCTGAATTTACCTACGTCTTCCTCGCTATCGATGTCCATGTTGACGATGTCATCAGAGAATGTCTTGACGATGTTTTCGCGAAGGGATTGTGTTTGGTCAGCTATCTCAGCAACCTGCTTGGTGCGTGACTCAAATGCATTTTGGTTCTGGCGAAGCGCTTGCTCACGAATGACCGTAGCTGAGGGAAGGCGTTGTGCGTCAAAGAAGCTACCGCCAACGATGCTCGACTTGAGTTCTTCAAGCTCTGCGACTGATACGTTTCGACCGTCAGTTGTTGCTTGTTCGATGTACTTACGATACTGCTCCGCATTTTCGCGACGGCGCTTACGGATCGTTTCCCGAGTATTATCTCGTTGTTCTAAGTAGTCTCCGGTAATGTCAAAGCCAAGCATTTTTAACCCGTCCTACGAGGGTAGGTGGAGTCATAGAATGCGGCTTCTTCACTTGGTGACATGGAGCCAGTGACGGTAGAAGACCTGTTTGCATTTTTCTTGGAGCTGAAGCTGAAGTTTTCTTGGAGCTTTCCTATCGTATCTGCTAGGTATTTTTGCGAGCTTCCGGCGTAATCAGAAGCATTGTTAGTGATTGCCCGCTGATCGGTAAGCAAGTTGTTGTAACTTCCGCCGCTTGAGTTCTGGTTGTAGATATCCCTATCGAAATCTGCCGCAGTGCCATACACAGTACCGACCTCGTCCAGTGTTGCATCTCGTCCGTAGTTCAAGGTGTCTGCGTAGTTACGCGACTGGTTTATCGCCGCGTCAAATGCGGCTTGCTGTAGGGCAGGAATTTCGGTCGCCGCCTTTCTCGCAATCTCTGCTTGCTGGTCAGTGAACTGTGTGGAGTTGTCCATGCCACGCGAGATGGCGTCTGCGAACCCTTGTGAGGCGACTGTACCGACAGTTTTATTGTATTCACCCATGAACCTATTCATGTTGCTAACATAGTTTTGGTTTACGTCTGCTGGGCTTACTCCGACTCGAGCGCCTAGTTTTGCGTAAGCTTCCTTTAGGGCTCCGTCAAGCTCAGCGCCTCGCTGTAATGCTCTGTCACGCAAAGCTCTCATATCGGCTTCTCGCTGGGCGATTCGCCCCTGCTCTTGCTGAACTAGATAGCTCTGAAGAGCAAGCTCATTAGCACGAGCCTGTGCCGCATCATCAGCTTGGTTAAACCCCTGATAAATATCTATGAGAGTTCCGACTTTCGCTGGACCCTCTCCGAAAACTTCGAGCATGTCGCCGTAAGCCATTCGTTACCCCATCATTTTCCGGCCAAAGCCTGATCGCAGGTTCATTAAAGATCTTGAAATTGGTCCGCGAGCCATACGCAGTGCTTCACGAGAGCCCGGAACGAACGCCATCTGCTCGTCGTCGATTGGCAAGTTGTACGCTTGGATGTCGATAATCTCTTGACCCGGAGAAGGCTCTACATAGTTAGGGTCAGTCCCTACGTCTGACTGAGCAACCTCTGTCATTACACCATCAACAGGGGCATCCATTGACTGAGGGTCTTCTGGAGATACGATCTGCGCTTCGCCACCGATAAGGGCACGCTGTCCAAATCCTTGTTGGCCGACACCGGGCTCGCCGCCACCGACCATAGGAGCATTTTCTTGAAGCTCGACTGTTGAGTCGGAGCCGACTACTTCAGGAGCTTCTTCGCGACGTTGTTCTAAGAACTTCCGCTTGTCAGTTCCAGCCCGACGGAAAGGGGACTGTCCAAACGCATCATCTGGGCGGCCACCAACAACAGCTTCCATTACGTCTTGAGACCCGACCTCGCCCATATCTGGAACGAACTTCCCGTCCATCTCCTGCTTCTGTCGCGCAAATGCTTCTTTGCCTGCAAGCGTTGAAGACGGAGCCTGAGAGACTTGCTGTTCTGCCCGAGCCTGCTGGATATCTCGCTGTTGAGTTGGGGCTGATCCCTGAGCGCGTGATGACTGCTGGCGCTGTGTACCGAGGCTCTGCCGTGATGCCCCTTGCGCCGCCATATTAGCCACTCGCTGACGCTGAGGGTTTGATGATGAAGCGTTGCCGCCCATAACTAATCTCCTAAACTATGATGCGGTCGCCGTAACCACCTGATCTACGGCGTAATGATCCGCCACGTCTGCTCCGATATTGCTGTACCGGAGTTGCTACTGAATAGGTTGTCTTTCCGTAGTCTCTCTGTCGTCCTCTGGTCAGGTAGGTGATATCAGCAGAGGGCTGTGCGGAAAATACTGGGTTGATGTTCTGTCCTGCTTGGGTGTTACCAGAAAGATCAACTGGAGCGCCTCGCTGTCTGTACGTTTGCTCGATGATCTGTTGCTGTTGATCCTGCGGAGATTCTTGATCGGGATCATCTATAGGAGTGATAACCGGGCTCTGGTCTACGTCGTCGACAACTTCTTGGTTTGGAGGTTGCATCGACCTGTCTGCATTGTTGCTGTCTCTTGGTCCATCAGGGTTCATTACGTCTTCGACAGACAGAGATAGGCTTCTGTTGTCAGGGCCGTACTGATTGCGACCCTCAAACGTCATGTCCATTCCATCTAAGCCGAGTGACTGGCCGAAAGACTTGGACAAATTCTCCGCCCCTACGCCAGCCGCTACGCCGCTGACCACAGCCCCGCCGACTGCCGCGTCGACATTTTGGGTGCTCTCGTAGATGCCTTTTGCCGCCGACATTGCCGCTTGATCGCCAAGCATTGATCCGATCTGGTTTGATGCGAGACCTAGTGGACTGATCTGGGCAGTGGTGATTACATTGCTGTAACCGGGAACTGCTGATCCGTACTGGTTCATCTTGTTGAAGTCCGCAACCATTCCGAAGGGGGTCATGGTGTTCATGACGAAGTCACCGGCCCGCATGCCTACCGTAGACATGCCGATGTTGCCTCTTGGGTCCAGCTCCATGTTCGTGCCGAAAGAGCCAGTTGCCCTGTTGTATCCAGAGGCCAGTGCATTAAAGTCTGATCTAGGAACTGATGAGCCAAGCAAAGCGCCGTTCGGGGTCACTTGATAGCCAAGCTCCGCTAATCCGTATGGGTCTTCAAATGTAGAGAAGTTGCTGAAAGCACCTTCTTTTGCGAGCGCCATACCCAGCTCAGTCTGGAATCCTGCAAGCTCATCGGCTGTGTAGTTTCCGTCTTCAATACCGTCCTCAGTCAATCCTTTTGCTTTGTTGTACAGACTTGTAGGGACTGTTGGCGGGAGGCGCGTGCCCATGTAGTCGGCACGGTAAGGAGTACCCTGAGCTGTCACCTTGTTCATGAAGGTTTGAGCGGCCTCCCTTGACGCGACTTCAAATGCTTCCTGTCGCCTTGCGTTCTCCAGAGCCGCTTCGTAGGAACCACTGCGGACAGGGTTCCCGCTTGTTGACTTGAGGTTCGTGCCTTTGTTTAGGTTTGTATAGCCTTGCTGACGAAGCAGGTCATTGACTCGGTCCGATTCGCCACTTTCTACAACATTTGAGAAACTGTTGATTGCATTTTGCGTATAGCCCTTCGATGCAGTGAAGGCGTTGAAGTTGGATGAGCTTGGATTTGATGCCCCTATTGATGAGCGATCTACGCCGGGAGTTCGGTCGATGGAGTTCGGGATTCCGTCGCCATCGTTGTCGTTTGAGCTACCGCCACGGCCAACACCGCCGTCAGAGCCAGAGGTGACGGATTCCCCGGCGGCGGTCTGCTGGTCCATGTTGTCAAAGTCAGCAGAGATTGCGTCGAGCTGATCCATCTGATCATCTTGCTTGTCTGCACCGCCAGAATCGCCGCCATCGCCGCCTCCGCCAAAGCAGTAAACAGAGCTCTCCATTTTCCAAATGAAGTAGTCAGGTGACGTTTTGTCTGGTTTGTTGAAAAAGTCCATGCTCACAATCTCTTCTGAAAGATTCCGCCTTGAGGCACATACCCAAGAGTTTTGCAGAAGGAGTTCCATCGGTCGTCCACGCCATGAGACGTAGGAGAGAACCACATGATCTTGACCCCCTTACTGCGCGACCACTCTTCAAACTTGCGCATAAGACGAATGCCAACTCTCGTGGAGCTTTTGTAGTCAGGGTCAATGAACATCAGTTGTTCGTTCGCGACGAGGTCATCGCTGTAAATCATTGGTGAAATGTAACCGCTCAGGAATGCAACGATCTTCCCATCCCTGTCGTCAACGAAGTAACACCTGTTTTCCTCTCTAATTGTTCTGATCGCGTACTGTTGCATCCGCTTGATGTTGATCGGATGGTCGCGAAACATTGGCGAGTCTTTAATGAACTTAACGCCAAGTGAAACGATTTGATCTACGTCTTGCAGGATTGCTTCGCGAATCACAGCTTGATCCCGTACTGAGGGCCGAGGTACTCGTACCCTAAGTGTTCGACCAGTTTTGAGAAGTCTTGGTCTGGGCATGCGCTAGGTGCGAAGTACATCCTGTCGCATTTGTTTTCTTCTGCCCATTCACGGAATCTTTTTAGGAATTGAATTGCGTGTCTGCCGCTTCGCTCGCTAGGCATGACGTACATGAGCTCTTGTGATGCGATTAGTGAGTGGCTAAACAGAGCGTCGGTGATTCTTGCGATGAAGAATCCTGTTATCTTTTCGTCTCTTTCAGAAACGAGAAACAGGGAGTCTGGATCCCATAAGACAGCTTCCGCATACTGTCGCATCTTATTGATGTCGAGAGGCATGTCTGAATAGACACTATCGATTACGAAGTGACGCCCTATCTCGACGCATTCATCTAAATCGAATACGTCAGCTAGCCGTATCATCCGATAACAATTCTTGGGCTATTGCCAAAGCCTTGGCGACGGCCACGGGTTCTCAATGCTCGAGAGAATGACGCCGCGTCGTTTTCGTCTACATTGACGTAGCTATATTGACCGGTGTCCTTGTCCTTAACCTTTCTTTTGTATTGAACGCCCGAAGCCATTTGAGGAAGTGTCGGAGCCATTGGAGCCACAGGGAGATCTTGTGGCAAGGTCGCACTTACATTTGGTTGGTCGTTGTCATCAATGCCCGGAAGAGAGACAGGAGGGGTTGTCATTGGAGGAAGATTTGGATCTTCTGGCTTAGGAGCCTCTGGCATTGGAGTAGGCTCTGGTCGCTTGTTGGTAAATTCGTATGCGGCCTTGCCTGCGACCGAAGCGCCGATCAAGCCTGCATTCGAGAAACTTGAGCCAGCCGCTATTGCCGCATCTTTGACGCTCGAAGACTGCACTTTTGTAGTAGGCGAAGAGCTCGAAAAGACATCTCCGATGGCGTCGCCAGTTGCATAGCCTAATCCCGCCGCCGCTCCTGATGCGAGGGCTTGCGTGTTTGAAGATCCGCCCAGCTTAGCGGCCCCTGCGGTGAGCGCACCTGTGGCTAATGACTGACCTGTACGAGTGTTGGCGACATAGTCGAGTGCTTTCGTACCGTATTCAGCCGCTGTCTCGACCCCTTTTTGTGCATACTTCTTGATGTCTTCCCATGTCAAGTAGAACTCTTGAGCGCCAGTTGCTGGGTTGTACTGGCCTGAAGGAGAGCCTACGACAAAGCGGTTAGGGTCTACGCCCATCTGAGACATTGTCATCTTCGCCGCCGCGACCAAGGCAGGGTTCGCCTGCTGTACTGCAAGCGGGATAACCATTTCCCCGGTCTGCGTGTAGGCGAGCGTGTCATCGCCGTTCTGCATTCCGTAGAGCTCGAGAATGTCTGCCTTGTTTGGTACGTTGATCATTATACGTTCACCGTTGCCGCCGCGATGCCTAACTCTAGGTTCTGAGCTGTTGAGTTGTTGGTGACAACAATTTCCAGTCTCTTGCCCTGAGTGGTCGCATCGATTTCAATTACTGTCGTTAAGGACAGGTCTTGCTGTGTTGAGTTTGCTGTGTACGTCTGACCGACTGTTACGCCGTCGACAGACAACTGGATAGTGCAAGACCCAGAAGACGTCTTGAATGCAAGGCCGTCAATGCGGATGGTCTGTTTCCAAAGACGTGAAATGAAGTACGTCTTGTTTGATACAGCCGCGCTGTTGTCTTCCCAAGTGCTATAGAAAGGTAGCGTTACAGTCGAGAAGGTTTCTGGCAACTGATTCACTGGCATCTGGCCAGCAGTGTCCAGAGTTGCTACACCGTTCGCCGCGCCCATGAATGTCTTTGGAACAAGAGCAGATGTATCGATGTCACCGTACTCAAGTGCTGTACCTGTACCGTTGACTCGAACGTACTGGTTTGCATTCGACTGAATGAATGTTGGGAGCGATGATTCTGGTGATGTTTCGAGCCACTGTGTACCGTCGTAGAACTTCAATACCGCAGGAACCTGAGATACGTCTAGCCACAAGTCACCAGTCAGGGGTGCTGTAGGGGCTGTGTTTGACGAGATCAGATTGGCTTTTCCTGACAAAGAGTTGGATAACTGGAACACCTTAGTTTGAGGTATCTCGTTATCATTAACAGATAGCTTGGTGTATCTGATGAAACCTTGGTCGTCAGTGTATTCATCCTCAAACATGAGGCCAGCAACAGTCTTCAATGCTTGGTTCTCAACCGTCATGATAGTGACCTTGTCACCTTCGTTCAGTGTTGAGTTGAATGTGACAGTGTTGCCGTCTGGGTTAGCAAGGTAGTCGGCGCTACCGCCTTCCTCCTGAAGAATACCGTTACGCCACACCAAGATCCGCTCTTCCGCTGTGTGCACGAAAGGTACTGTTGGTGATGCGCTGGCCAAGATGTCGTCTCGGCGGAAGTTAGTTACTGACTGAGAACGGATCGAGTAGATCGTAATCTTGTCTTCTAACTGAACGCCGGGAGATGGCTCTGAAATTGTGATAGTTCCAGCTTGCGAGTCTGCAACATACTCAACTGGATTAGTTGAGCTAAGGAGCAGACCGTTACGATAAACAACAACGTCGTCAGTAGAAGGATCGAAAGTGTATGAGATTACATTTGCTTCTGCCGCAAGATCAGCAAGAACTACTGTTGCTTCAGCTCGAGTTCCCTGTGCGTTCTCTGGCGCTGAGATCGTCACGGTTGGAGCTGTGATGTAGCCACTGCCGGGATCGGTTACTGTGATTGCAGTAACGGCTCCATCTGTTACTGTCGCTGTCGCTGTGGGACGAGAGCCTAAGATATCATCGTCTGGCGCAGAGAATGTCACGGTTGGCGGAGAACCTGCTTCGTAAAGCGTGCCGCCAGTTGTGACAGTGAATTCGCCCACGCCTGCCGTGACGAGTCGGTCGTTTCTATTGAAGAAGAATGGGCCTTCGATTGTTCCTGCGTTTGATCCAGATGGACCGCGCAGATCGCCAATATCGAC